CATCTACTGAGTTTGTTCGCGATGCGTTAATTTCTAGTATGTCTAGATCATTTACTTCAAGCTCGTTAAATAGTAACTTAGCAAGAGTAGTTTTACCAATCCCAGCATTGCCACTAAAAAGCAAGTGCGGAATAGTTTTATCTTTGATCCATGTTTTAACTTGTTGTTTCTGTGCTTCATCTCTAAATACATATCCGTCTACTGTCTTTGGACGATACTTTTCTACCCATAATTCTTTCAACGTGTTACTCCTAGTTCTTTATATGCCATTTGTATTGCCTTTGATTGATAATATGCATCTGCTAATGCGTTGTGCAAATCGTTTTGTATTAGTTTACGTGGATCTTGACTACAACACCCAAAAAGGGTTCTAGAATCCCGTATATTCCAAAAGTTCCACGGAATAGGCATTCCGCCGCGGCGGAACATGTCTTCTAGTATGGTATAGTCAAAACCATATCCTTGACCCCATAATGTATCAACACCAACAACAAACTTACTAATACGTTTTAGAGCTTCATCTACTGTAATAGCACCTTCTTGATCAAATGCTTCTTCCATAATCTTTGGATCTTGCTTTGTCCACCATTCAATTGTGTCGTCTGATGCAGTACGACCTAAGCGATCCTGATCATCAATTTGTATTTTAAAATACATTTCTGAATGAGGTTCGCTGTTATCAAATGGATTAAATTTAACTGCACCTAAAGACAATACAGTTGCTTGCGGACAAGTGTCAATAGTTTCTAAGTCAATTGTTGCGTGTGTAGCCAAAATAAAACTCCTAACATTTAATACATATTATAACGTATAAACTGCTAGGAGTCAACTTTTTTATTTGTAGAGATTACCAATAAATCCTGTAGTAAGATCTATTAATGTGCCATTATTAAAAAAGTCTACGATTTTATCTGCAAGTACTTTATGATTCTCATGACTCATATGATTTAATCTAGGATCAAACCCTTTGTGCTTTTCAAGAAACAAACTGGGATTGTCTAGTTCATAATTGCATACATTTGTAGTTAAATTCCCAATAACATTTGGTACAGGGTCAAATCCTGGTAATAACAACATTTTAAGATCAGGTCTTGTTTGGGCTACTAGCATTGATGCATATGTATATGCAGTATATTGAATATTGTCTAATTGATCATTTTGCAAATATTGAATATATCCGTCAATAGCTTGTCGAACAGGTTTAGGATGGTCATATCCAAAAGAATTAGTAACGTTGCTTAAATATGGATCTTCTGGAAAAAACCATTTGCGTTTACTAGAAGTAAGTTGTACAACTATATAATCTCCACTTTGAAAATCAGAAGTAGAATCAATGAAATGTTTAAAAATCCAATCATTGGATACACCGTGTTGTGATACTACACGAACGTCACCAACTCCTAATCCTTGAGATATATAATCTATCCAGTTATAATCATAATCCCAAAGAAAATCTTCCTCACGTGGAATCTGAGACTCTATGCAATAACTATCGCCAAAAACCCATAAAGCCATTAGACAAACTTCGCTAGTTCAGGAGCCTTCCATCCTTCAGGCTTTAGCACTTTGCCATCTTCACGTTTGATTACTTTGCCTGTGTCTGGGTCAATCTTAGCAAAGTTTGTGTCCATTACTTCTTTCCAAGCACCTTCAGCGTCCCAACCTGCGGCACGAATAGCACCCATAGTAACAACAAGAATATCAATTAGTGCATCTAGTTGTTCTACTTTGTCGTTAGCATCAACTGCATCTGCAAGCTCGTGAAACTCTTCTTCAATAAGACCGAGATACATTTTGTAGTTTGATTCGTTAGGCTCTTGATCACACGCCGAGCCAAAGCGTTCAATATCTGCAAATGGATTTGTCATGTTATGCTCCTGCAAAATTAGGAACACTCATTGTTGTTCCATGAGCTGTTGTATTACCAATACTTACACCGTCAGGTTTTTCAGTAGAATATGCTAAAATTGATTCTGCTTCAACCATTCTAATTTCTAGTTCTTCACCTTCTATATCGAGAGCCATGCCACGTGTCCAACGACCATGTTCTACTAAAATCCATTGTCCTATTTCATATTCATCGATGTTATCTGGACCTTTAGCATATACCTTAGCCCAACGAGGATAAATTCCTCTTTCTTTACCATCGTCACTATTGATGATTAAACCACTAGCAGTTTTTTGCTCACCAAAGTGCATATCTGTAACTAGTACACGATTTCCTACAGCTCTTAGACCTGTTGCTTTAATAGTGTTAATATTAATAGCCATGTTTTTTATTCACCCTTTTTTACAAAATTTCCATCTTCATCTTCGACCCAATCTTCGTCTTCAGTGACATCCTTGCCATTAGCGTCTAGCTCAGTTTTAACACCAGGTGCTGACTTTCTAATCGCTTTTTGATCTTCAACGCCTTTTGAGTTTTCGTAATATTCTTTTAACACATCTTCTTTTTTACGAACAATTTGACCTCCAGGGCCTAATTCATCGCCACGTGCATTTACACGAGCATTACCAACTGCCGGAGTCATTTCGTTACGCTTACGAAGCATATCCATATCGATTTGCTTCCCTTGCATTGTTCTATAGACTTTTTGTCCTTTAATTTTTTGTACCATATTAACTCTCCTAAGTTATATTACTACTTATCTCAAGAACTCAGACCAATCTAGTTCATATTGGACTGAGTTTATTTTATGTATGCCAATCAAATATAACACATAACTTGCTACACTTGATCCTCGACCTACGCCCCATACAATATTATTTTCTCGCATAAAATCTACAAGATATATCATATATTGTAATAAAGGAATCATTTTACGTGATTCAAACTCTCTATACTCTGTTGTAATTCTGCTAAGATTTTGAGGCCATTGATCTTTTTCTTTACATTTTTCACATAAATGTTTCCATACATCTAAGTTTTTGTATTTTTCTGGCATAAACCAGTGTCCTTGACATGCTTCGTCAAAAGCAGTTGTATCAACGTGTAGTGGAACATACCAGGTTAATGGGTCAAGACCAATTTCTTCTAATGCTTGATTAAACTTTTCAGTTTCAATATTTTTTTCACAAAGAACTACATGAAGTTTATCTGAATGTCCTTCATATATAAGATTTATAAGATCCTTGTTAGAGAATCGTGGTATACCTAGTTCGTCTGTTTTCATAAGCATTAATGTATTTTATGATACTTTTATAAGATTGTCAAGAGAATTATCGTCATTATTATTATTTTCTTTTTCTCTTTGAGCTGCGATTGCTTTTCTAGTAGAAAATTCTTCTTTATACATCTCTAATAAAACAGAAATTTGTGATTGTAATTGAGGATTTTGTGTTTGAAAATATTTGCGACCTAGTTCAGAAATTTTGTTTTCAATTTCTAAATCACTAAGATCGCTTATATTTGCAAGTGGATTAAACATTAATTAAGCCTGACGTACAAACTCGCCTATATAATCTAAATATATGTCGTTACCATTATCTGACCAAGCATCAATAACTTTAGGATTTTCACTGCTGTCAATAATAAACTCATTTTCAGGAGCATTTAATCTATCAAAGTTTGCTATATATAAATTACCGTTTCCGCCTGTTTCAAATGTAACAGTAAATGAGCCACCATTACTTCTAATAATTAGTCTTGTTTTTGCAAACTTTTGGCCACCAGTTGGAAAATTGGTAAATGTAAGAGTAAGATCGCTTGCAATTCTAATTTTTTGTATTGAACCGTCATTCCATTCAATCTGCTGATCAGCATCGAAATCAATTGGTGCATAAATTGATTCTGAGACAGCACGTAGATTTCCATTTACAATGTTATTACCATTGAAATCATTTTCTGTATCTACACGAGCCGCTGCCGTTTTAAGATCTGTTAATTCTATGTTAGCCGTTTCAAGAGCTGATTTAATTTCTGAAAAGTTATCACGAAATCCTTGACTATCGTTATCTTGTCCTGGGACTGGAAACTCTTCGTCAATATCTTGATATCTTACTGCACTGTCTGCCATATTTTTATCTCCTACGTTTTATTTATCTGTATTAAACGTTGTATCTATAATTTGCGAATAGCAAATATTGAGGTTGACTTGTTATATCAGTACTATCTATTATATACCTATCCATATCAAGATTAAATATGGAAAAGTCAAAACCACTTGCTGTAATTGCACTTTTAATAATTTTACTAGTTCCTGGTTTACAATAACATAACACAATTGAACTGGTATAACCTAACTCGTTAACATTTCCGGGTTGAGAACTTCTCATCCATAACGGAACAAAGTTTCTATCTGTTTCGCCTGTAACTCTAATATTATCTCGCATATTAGATATGTTACTAATATATTTTAAATCGTCATTAGTTTGAGATGCCTTAATAACAGTAGTATCTGTTTTAATAGAGTTCTCATATTCAGGACGTAATGTCATAGTTGGTCCTAAACCTTGCAAAATACTAATTAGATTTTGTTCAGTTCTACTATCAATTTCTAAACCTTGAGCCCAATCTAAATCAATTTTCCCGTCATCTCTAGTAATAATTTCAAAGTCTTCGCCTAAGGTTACTATTGTATTTTTGTTTCGAGTTTGTATTGCAAAAGAAGGTTTTTCAGGCCAATCATAATAAATGTCAGTAGGTGTAGTTGAAACTGTGTCAACTGTTATTTTTTTATTTGATTGAATGTTAATAGTTTTGTTTGTCCTTCCATTTGATGGATTTGATGGATCAACTACATTCAAATAAACAACTTCATATACAATATTATTTGTTCCAGGTTCATTTGCTACAGCAGTACTTAATTCTCCAATATTATAGCGTTTTCTTTTGTGATTAGTTGCTATAGCTGAAACAAATGTATCTAATCTGTTTGTTTCAATTCCGTAGTAAACAGGAACCTTAATTTCTCTTTGTATTCCAAAATTTGGATCTTGTGGACGATATATGTGTTCTGGTATAAAGATTTCTGGATCAGAAATAAATGCATTAAACTCTTGTCTTATATCTTCTTTTAAGAAAGGCTTTAAGTAAAGATTACTATATCTTGTTGTATCTGGATCTCTAACACGAATATAGAATTCTCGTTTTTCGATGCTATACTTAAATTGATCTTCTGCATTTACTGTAAAAGTATACACTCTATCAAACGTAGTTTCAGTGCCATCAGTTACAAAACTATCTCTGTCAAAAACAGTTAGTCCTGATCTAGTATATTCAAATTCTATCCATAAGTTAATATCATCATTAAAGATACCACTGCTTGTACTTAAATGATCACTGTTAGTAGTATATAGTTGTCCATTATATTTAACTACATCTCCTGCTTTATAATTTCTACTAGCTTTCCAAAAGCTTCTATAAAAATTTTGTCCAAATGCATTAACTTTGCCAACAATTTCTCCGTCAAAACTTAATTGTAATCCGGGAGGTAATCTACCACTTGCTAAACTATATAAAACTCTTGCATTAGGTACATCTGTTTCTGCTTCAACTTTTAATACACTAATTACATTTGAATTCAAAGTACCTAAATTACTATCAGTTATCCATGTTGTTTTGGAATTAAACTCTCCAAGTAATCTCAAAGTAAATGTTTTTCTAGAGCTTACATTTTCATCTATTTGGTCAGGAGTAAAACGTGTTGCTACAATAGTAAATTTATAATCTTTGGATACTACTCCTTGATACGGAACTCTACCTGCAATTTCACCATTAGAAAGATCTAGCTTTAATCCAGGAGGTAACTCACTAACACTTCCGTCGTTGTTTAAATCTGCAACACTATAACTTATAAATCCAACTTGACTATTTGTATCAATTATATCTAACGGAATTGTTATATAATTGTTAGCACGTTTTACACCCAAGTTTCCTGGTGTAATCCAGATTGGTATACGTAAATTAGTATTGTCAGCTGTAAATGTTCCGTCACCAACTTGTAGTATTGTATTGTCTGCACGGAAAAAATCATCACCTACAACAAATATTCTAAATGTTCTTCTTGATACAGTATCACCATCAGTTACACTAACAGTAAATTGATAGAAACGATTTAATTTTTTAGGAGGCTGTTCACTATAACTAAAGTCCCAAACTGCTGTATCGTAAAAGAAACTATCAAAACCGTTTGAACTTTTAACACCAAAGTCAAAACCGCCATTATCAATATCGTATGGTGCTGTATCATATGTTCCAAAACTATATAATAATCCTTTTTCGATAGCAAGAATAGGATCAACTATTCCTATAATTCTACCATCAGAAGTTAATTCAGTCCCTGGAGGAAGTTCTCCGTCACCTTCTCCTATATAATATTCTAAAGTTTGACCTGCTGCTAAATCGTCGTCTGTAGCAATAAGTTGAAATTCAATTGGACTACTATCTAATATATAAAATGTATCATTATTACCAACTGGTAGTAATCCTGGTTCTGTAACCCAATCAGGAGTATCTGCTCCTGAGACTGTTAATTTAAATGTACGATCTCTAACAGTTTTATCTAGAACTGCTCTTAGTACAAATCTATATTCAAGTTTTCTTGCAACTTCGTAAGGAGTACCAACTATGCTATTTCCACTAAGACGTGTTCCGGGCGGCAGTTGCCCGCTTATGATACTTACAGTTGACCTGTTAAGTACGGGTAAAGGTATCGTTACAGTAACGTTTTCTTCTAGGTTAGCTAATAGTGTTCCTGAAGGTTGACTCCATAGATCTGCCATATTTTATTCCTTACTGTATAATGAAGCCAAGATCTACTGTATCTCCTGTTTCAGGTGTTATTGCTCCAAAATCAAGATCTACTGTAGCTAAGATAAATTCTAAAGCATTATTATAAGTATTACGAACATTGCCAAAATCAAAACCACTTAAATAAGGGCCAAACTCTCGCACATCGTAACCATAAACCAAGCCTTCAATATATGCTGTAACTGTATTTGCTGTTATAGTATTTGCACCTGAAATGTTATGATTATTAGCTATTAAGTTAGCTGAAAGTGTAGGCGAACTATCACGTGCAACAACTCCTGTGCTATCAAGGTCAATGAATAGTTGCTGACCGTCTACACGAGTACTAATGGCTTCACCGCCTCTAACACTCATAGTTTGCCCTTTTGCTACTATTAAAGTACCGTTATCACTAACTGCAACAAGTGCATCTAATGCATCTACTGCGTTAACTGTAATACTATTTTCAGTTGCTGAAAGTGTAATATTACTTCCTGCATTTATTCTTTTAAACCCGTGTACGCCATCTATTTTTCCTGCATACAATGATTCGCCAATACTGCCATTATTGTCAATGACAGTCTCTTCAACAATTCTTAGGTCAAGCTCTTCAAAGTTATCGTTTATTTTAGTAAACGCTTCGCGGAGATCATCACCAGTTCCGTCATTTGCGATTGTTCCTGTATTAATGTATGTTATTGCCATTTATGTCTCCGTTATAAACTTGCTATTGCTGCTTGGAAGTCTGCGTATGTTGCTGCCCCAGCAACAAGTGTTTTTAAGTCTGTAATGCTTATATGGTCTTGTACAACAACGTTTCCTGATGTTGACGTTAATGTTAAGTTATCTGTTGCAGTTATTCCAATAGTACTACTAGCATTAATTGTTATAGTAGTTGCGTTTGGAACATTTAAATTACCTGACGGTAATAATTGTATTCCACTATCTGATGATAAATCTAAACTGTTACCTAATTTTTGTATATTTCCGTTAAATGTATTAGTAGCAGATATTATTGAACCAGTTATATTATTTGATATACCATCAATTATTACAGAACTATCATCTCCAAATACTGAACCTTTTACATCTCCATAAAAATTTCCATCCTCGCCAATTACTAGTGTTGATAAGTCTGAAGAAAATACTTGTCCTGCAATATTGCCTCTAAATAATGCATCATCATTTTGTGTAGCACCTGAATATAAAACTTGTTTAACACCATCTTGCGAATATACATTTCCTATATGATCACCAGTTGTGTCGCCAGTTAGGTTACCTGTAACATTTCCAAATAGTGGTCCATTTAAGCGTTTATTAACACCGTCAACTAATTTTACAACTCCGTCTGCGCTAAACACACTACCTTCTAGGTCACCTGTGTTATTAACATCAATTGTTAAAGTTCCGCCAGTAATTTCTGACTTAGTAACTAATTGGTTAGCATCAACAAGATCAGTCCACGATCCGCCTGTTGCTACCGCTGCAAGTCCTGCAACTTGAGTTGACTGTATAGCAACTTGTGCGTTTGTTACAAAGTTAGTATCATTAACTAACTGACTTAACTTTGAAGCAATCACAGGTTTATTAGTAACATCTGCCCAGTCTGTAGCAGTTGATACAGGTTTATTAGTTAAACTATTATAATCACCATCAAACAATATAGGAAGATTAGACAGATCATTATAATCATTTGTCTTTGCTACTTCTGCTATAGGGTTGCCTGCAATATTAATATTAACTGTATTAGTTGTAGTAGCAGTTAATACTCCTGACGCACTAATATTAATAGCATCATTAATGCTACTTCCGGACATATTAAGATTGTCACCACTTGGTAACTCTTTAATTTTATTATCAGTTGTATCAAATACTAGTGGTACTCTATTGGCCATGTGTTATTTCCTATTTTACATATTTATCGTAATTAAACTCTACCTACTAATACTTCAACAATTCCCTTGCTGTCGTCTAGTTTGTCTGTAACTGCTTTACCTATAACAGTTCCTATTTTTGGATCATTATTAACAACAGCATAACCTTCAATTGCACTAGTAACTAATAAATCACCTTTGTTAACTCTTCCAAGTACTTTACAAGGAACACGACCAGTTAATGCAACAGCAACAACATGGTCTCCTTCTAGTGTGCTATTCATTAAGTGTGCTGGCTCTGTTGAAACAACACCTGCTACTCTACGATCACCTTTGGCATTAGTTACAGTAACTTCTTCGTTACCTCCTAATACAACAACAGTTCCTGGTTCATATTCTGCATCAGCTAGATAATTTTCAGCTAAGTCAGCGTATCTAGCAGTAGTTGCAGTACCTGAGAAAGTTGTAGCATATACAGTACTCCAGGTTGATGATGAACTACCTAAGTTTCTAGTTCCACTAGGAACAATATCAGAAACAACGCTACCGCTAAATGCAATTTCATCTGCTGCCGCATTACCTAGTGTTACATCACCGTTTGCACTTAAATTACCACTAATGGTTACATTTTGTGTAAATGTTCCACTTGTGCCACTAATACCTGATGATGAACTAATTGCACCAGTTGCTCCAAATGTGCCTGCAACAGAAGTATTACCATTTGTTGCATTAACAACCATTTTGTTTACACCAACAGTAAAGTTACCTGTTGAACTTAGTGTTCCTGTAATAAATGTTCCGCTATCTTGAGTTCTAAGTCTTTCAGCACCACCAGTAACTAATAGTATTCTATCAGCTGCTGAATTAGCAAGACCGCCGCCAGCACCAATACCGATACCTGTACTGTTTGCGCCGCCTTCGCCTGGCGCTTCAATAAATGGAGCATAGAGCCAATTAGTTGATAAGAACGGTTCATTATTAAAACTACTACCATCTTGTAAATCACTTTGTGTTACATTAGTAGCACCTTGATCAATATTTCCAGGTATTTCTAATGTAGGATTTGAATTACCAGTTGCAGTTAAAATAGTTCCGCCTTCAGGTGTACTAAATGTTAATGTACCTCCTGATTCTGAAAGTACAACGTTAGTAGATGTACCACCAACAATGAATTTGTTTGCTTGCAATCCACCTGTATCATTTCTTCTAGCAATACTATTACTTGCTGACCCTGTACTAATTTGAGTAGTTGCATATACACCATCTTCTAATTGTACTAATGATCTACCACTAAAGTTTTGGTTAGCCGGTGATATTCCAGTTGGTGTTCCAACACCTGTGCCGCCACCGTCAACAATTGATGCTGTAGCATTAAATGCTGCTGCTGTAGATGTTCCTTGTCTTACAACATTTATAACATAAACTTTCTTTTCAGAAATAACAGCACCTTGCACTGTACCTTCAACTATAATTCCTGAACCTTGATCTTGTACAAGTGATACGCCATTAGCTAATGTTACATTTGTATTAAATGTAAGTATTTGTCCTGCAAGAACAGTGTTTTCACTATCAACAAAGTCAGTGTCTTGTAAACCAAATCCTTGATCAATTACACTCTCAAAAGTAACTGATTCAATATCACCAGTACCTGTGCTTGCACGACCAAGTAAGTTTTCACTGTCTATAGTTGTTAATTTGTCATATCCAACTGATCTGTCTTTTAAACCAATATATCCACTTTCGTCTATATTAGTTATTGTTGCACCTAGAGCAGTTTTTGCTCCTTCTACACCATTAGTAAAATCTGCACTTTCTATAATAGTAACACCATTAACTACAAATGGATCTGATGTTCTAAGAGTTAGTTTAGTATTATTACTAATAGAAGTTACAACAGTACCAACGTTTGTACCTTGATAGATATAACTTCCAGCGTCTACAGTAATACCTGTGCTAAGTGTACATTCAATTTCATGTGTTAAACTATCTGCATCAAAAGATGCTAGACCTCTATTTCCTTGTCCAACATCATCGTTTGAACCAAATAGTCCTGCACTAGACGAACGAGGCTTTGCACGTTCCATTAATAGTTTGCTTTGTTGTATTGCAGCACCTGTAAAGACGTCAGCGTTTATAATGGTATTATTTTTAATACCAAATTCAATTTCAGCAATTGGATCAGTTAATGCTCCATCAAAAACTTCTTTAGTTCTTGTAAAGGTCATTTCAATTACACTATTTGCTGATTCTCTTGCATGACCTATTTCTTCGAATGGTCCTCTTAAGATGCTTGCACTAACTGTTGATTTGCTAGTTACACCTTTAATAATATTGTCAGTTAGCAAAAAGTCTGCACTTACACCTTGTAGTTCATAAAATATAATCCATATATTATTTCCAGGTTCGTTTTCTCCAACAATAGCATCAGTAGTTTGTACAATATCTACAATCTTAGCAGATTTATTACCGCTTGTATCTGTAATTAAATCGTCAATTACAAAAGTTTGAGAACCTGCAGAGTCCGACGGTACTTCCGTTAATAGCTTCTTAACTCCTGTGTATAATGCTAAGTCGCCTTTTTCTGGTCTATTAACAGACACGTTACGCAATGCTTCGTAGCTATCAAATTCAAGTACTCTATCGTCTACATAACTTTTATTAGCTGCATCTGACCCATTACCAGGAGTAGCAACGTTTTGTATTTTATTATTGCCCATACGCAGATCATTTTGCATTTCTGCGCTACCTGTTAATGGTAAAAATCCTGGCGGTATTGCGCCCGATACTGCATTATCGTTTTTATCTCTGCCTAAGCGTTTGTTA